CTTGTGCCGTCCAGTAAAAATTCCAGACGTGTTCTAGTTCTTGGTCTATGTCTAAGTACATGGTTTTTTATTTATGGTTTTTGGATCACTACCAGAATGATAGTAAAAGTTTGTTTTGCCAGAATACCAGTATACGCACAACACCAGGACTGATTCCAGCCAGTATGATAGTAAACTGCTTTTTGGCTTTGTTAGAATAAAAAAGTTTATTTTTGTTTTTTTTTTATAGATTTATTTTAATGATTTAACTTTTGTTTTTACTTTAAGATTTTGGATCGACTGCGAATCCGGTTTTGTCTTTTTTGGCTTTACCTTTAGATCTAAGGCCGATCCACGCGCCGCGCTGGTCTTTAAACCTCAAGTCATTTACATCACCATCGATTACCGGATAACCCTTGTAAGTCTTAATCATAGGATCGTCTTTTTTAATACCTTGAAAGGCAATCGCAACATTGCCGCCCATTTTTAATATGCCTTTTAAATAATCAAGTTTACTAGTTTCGGCCCTTGAATAAGTAAGGTGATAATTTTTAGGAAATGAATCCGCGCCGGATAGATAGTTTTCATATCGGCGTTTTCCTTTTGTATAATCATAAAATTGAAAGTCTTTAAAAGTATGAATGATACTTTTTTCACTTTTATGATTTAAAGCAATTTTTTCAAATTGTAGATCGCTTGTAAGATTCAATCTAAACGCTAATTTAATTTTCGCTTTTTCCGCCGCTCTTATCTCGTTTGATATCTCACGATATAACCGCGCTAAAAATTTATTGCGATTGGTTTGGAAGTCTTGAGTTTTTTTAATCCGCGCCTTTTGGATGCTTTCAAAAATTCCGCGTCCGGCCGTATTTAAACAAGCGGCGGCGCAGCCTTTAGAGGCCCAAGGGCATATATTTTGACCGGATAGCGTAAAGGGCGCAAAATGGATTCCAAGCGTTTTATAGCCATACTTAGCGCCCTTAATCGTCTTTTGATTATCAACTGTTAAAATTTTTGCGTGATCACTGGCGCGCGTCCAGTTTTCATCCAACGATTTTAAAACCTCATTATTAAAAGAATAATAAGGTTTAATAGGTTTTTTAGTTTTCATGATGTGATGATGATGATAGTTTTTAGTTTTGGTTTTCGAGTTTGATAGATGTAACAAGACGATTAATTAACTCACTTAGATTTTGGCCGCGTGGCAAATTTAAAGGCGAGTTTTTAGCATTAGAGAAATATTTCATATTCTTGAAAGCTATTTCACGCCGAAAAGATTTTTCAATGAATTCAAAATTATCTTTAATAATTCTAAGTTCATTTATCTTTTCTTCTATTTGTTCGCATTGAACATTCAACAAATGTTCTTTTGTAAAGTTTGGTTTTTTTAACATTGGTTTTATAATTTTGGTTTATTTAATTTGCTCAACATAAAAAAAAAGAGCGCCTCAAAATAAATCAAGGCGCCCTTTAATCAAGTTAATAATTAATTAATAATATTAACCAGCTAGCACAATTTCGTTTTCTTTTTCGTTGTTAAAATCAAGCGCTTTAAAATCGGCAATTGAGTCAAAACGCGCTTGCGCTTTCATTGTCCTATTACCGATTTTTGTAAGATCACTGCCTTTCAAGTTTTCTGTAATTGAATTATGAAGATTCCATAAGTGGCGCCCTTTGAATTCAGCATGACGTTGATTTCTGAATTCATTTATAACATTGAAAACAGATCTCTGAGGTATTGCATCAATTTCTGCTAATTCATAAACGAGATTTGAAGCGGCCTCATTGTTAATCTCAGTTCTTTGGTAAGCATCAAAGCGAGCTGTAGAATTAATCTGATCTGTTGCAATTTTACTCACAATATTATCCAACATTGCATCCAACTCACAATCAACATTCTTAGTATTTTTACGAGATAAAACAACCTCACTATTGATTTGCAAATTTTCGCACACCATCAAGTGATTGCCCATTGCGGCGCGATTAGCTAGCAGTTTATTGTATGAAGCTTGAAGACCGAAAAAAGCGCGACGATCATCTTTAAAGATTTCCATACGGTCCGCGTTAAGATTCCTAAGAGCAAACGCGCCAAAAAAAGCTTGATCTTTTCGGCTGGTTGCGAATTCCTCAGACTCTATTGCATAACCGTGACGATTTAGAGTTTTTTCAGTTCTCTCAACTAAATTAGAAAACTTAATGGGTCTATGTGTTTCTGTATGATTTGGAGCCGGTAATTCAATTAATTGATTACGGTCGATTTTGTTTTTAGCTATTATCAAATTCATGATGTTTTTTTATTTTGGTTTTTTATTTTGGTTTATGCTTTTAAAACGAGTATTTAAAAACAATTGCGGCCGCCTCAAGTAAATCTTAAAGCGGCCGGTAACTGGTTCTAATTAATGGATTTTAAAAGGTCGCTAAATTCAAACAATAAATAAGTAATGAACATCAATAAAAATATTATTGTTAAATTCAAAGCTATGCGATCGATTGGTTTTAGGTTTGGTTTTTTATTCATGATTTATAAATGAATTTTAAAACAGATTTTAAGTTAATCAAGGTTTAAAGATGAGATAATTGATTTACTGTTTTTATAAGTTGAATTGCTTTATCAGATATTTTTTTAATTCTGAAAATTTCTGAATACATTTTATATGACTTAATATTAGTCCGGCTATAAAACTCGTTTTTACTTTCCCCTAGATGCCTTGTGTAAAACTCGTCTTTATTACTGTTTTGATCAACAAATGTTAAAAGTGAATTAATCTCATTTAACAAGCTTGAATCACAAGCAACATAAGCGGCGATTAAATCCGCGCTTTCATGGATAATACTCTTTAATAATTTACTTGCGGCGTTGCTTGTAAAAAAAGGAAGTAATAACGGATTATCTTCGATTTCTTTTTTAAGGCCAATTATTAGAGATTCATTAAGATTAAAAAAATTAGAATTATTGATTTTCATTTTGGTTTTAAGTTTGGTTTATTTAATGTGCCAATTGATTTGGCAACTCAATTTAAAATAGTCTTTAAATATTGCAAGCGAATATTTAAATTAATTTTAAGTTTATTGATCGCGGCGGCGGCGTTGTTTTTCCGGTCCGGTTTTAAGTCCGGTTTTAAGTCTGGTTATTAGTCCGGCTTTAAGTTTGGTTATTAGTCCGGCTTTAAGTTTGGTTATTAGTCCGGCTTTAAGTTTGGTTATTAACAGAATATAGATAGCTAATGATGATAGTGTTCAAGCGAACAGTAGTTATGCTGTAAGTGTTTTAAAAGTTCTTTAAGTTCTTTAAGTGCAAAAACACAGATAAATGAAAAAAGACATAAATAAAACAACGAAAAAGAAAACGGATTTAAAAGGCGCTTTTATTTATGACACAAGATTCTAGTTCTTGAGTGTTGTTCTTTATATCCGGTTAATAGTGATAGTTTTTTTTTAATGGTGACAAATAAAACACAAATTTAATGAATAGATAGCCGGCTAATTTAAAATATGGTGATAGTTTTCTAGCAGAACAACAAGCCGATTGGGGGATTCCTGCCCGGATGTAGTACGTATTACCCTTTCACATTTTTTTACCAAAACAAAAGATAACAAAAACAACAACAACGAACATTAACCGAAAACAAACACCACACAAAACATGTAGTTAAGTGTCCCTCAAGCTACTTAAAGTTAACTTAAAGCCATCTATAGCTCTATACTTATAGTTATTGTTATAGTTTTTATTTATAGTTGTGTTTGTTTTTATTTTATAGCCTCTTATTAACCTATTCCATAGCCTC